TTTGTTCAAGTGTTGTCTTGTATTTAATTACATCGTTTTTTAATATCTTCAAATGATAAACTTACCACCGTGCCTCCCTGCATCACATGTGTGAAATGAGGATTATTTTTATCTGTCCATCCGTTTATTTGTGCGAATACACCCCCCTTATTTTCCCATACTCTCACAGCTTTTAATCCTGTAGTGGCAATGTACATTTTAAAATCTCTTATTACTTGGTTTTCTTTAATCATATTTCAATTATTTTTTATTATACTTAAATATAAGAAAACCTCTTAATGAGGCCAAACTTTTTTATTAGAATTTTATTTTAACATCCATCCCAACCATCAATCTCATCTTGTTTGTTTTTAGCATGTGATTTAAAGATTTGTTCTATCTCATCTAACACATAACTATCTAAATCCTGTGATGCGGGGATGTTATTGGAGATTTTTATGTAATAAGATTGTCCACTTAAGTAGGCTTTCTTAATGAGTTGTTCTAGTTCGGTTCGGGGCAGTGAAATATAATTATGATGCATGTATATACATATGAGTTAATAACATATATTTAATACAAAATAGTAAATAGTTCCTAATGTTGATATAAACAATATAGAGCCAATAAACTCTAATTTGTTTTCATTCCATTTCCACTTGAGTGTTTGAGTCATGTCTTTCATAAATCTTATTTTATATTTAAATATAAGATGACTCTTTATGGGAGCCAAACTTATTATTCGAAATCTCTAATTGCTATAATCTTTGGAAATCGGGGAATACCATCTTCAGTTAATTCAAAGTATTTAACTGTAGCCATTTTACCTATTAATCCATCTTTACTTTTCCATAAACGTTCAATATATTCCCAATCTCCATTTACAGCGGCGTCAAATGGTTTTCCATTTATTTTAAAATTAAGACGACCAACTTTTCCTGATAAATTACCTTTTCCTTCTTCAACACCTAATATTTCAAATTCATCATCAACAAACAATTTATGTTTTAAAAGTGATTTAGAACGTTTATTTTCATATTCACTATCAGTTCTAATCATTTGTCCTTCATAACCTTGTTCCATATAATATTCATAATGATGTTTAACTGCATTTTCATTAATGCAACAAACAGATTGTACTTTAACACAACATTCAGGTAATTCCATCTCTATTAATTCATTTTCTCTTTTAGAAAACCCACCACTAACACTAGGCATATCATAAATCCAATATTGGATTTTCTTAGATGTTTCTAAATCAGTTAATGTTGGTTTTGTCTTACGAACACAAGAAACAATTGTATTAAAATCAGCCACATCCTTATTAGCGTACAATTCACCATCAAAAATCAAATCAGGATTAACTTCAAACAATGGTTTAATAGCCTCAAATATATGAGGTGCTGAAATAATAGGTTTGCCATTACGACTCCACATCCCATCTGATTTAACGATACATCTAATTCCATCGAGTTTTGGCTGACTGAATAAAGGAAATTTTAATTTATCCTTATAGTCATTAAAATCATGAGCCAACATGGGTTTAAAATAAACCGGGTTATCAATATCATTTATTGATTCAAATGAGCCCATCTCCTTACGCTTACGAAACATTGCTTTAGCTTCAGCTAAGGCTTGTTGTTCAGGTGTAGTGGAGTTTTTCTTACCTTGATTTTTTCCTGAGCATATAGTAGGCTGGGATTGAGTTTTAATTCCATCTGTGTAACCTGAAATTGTCCTAAAGCATGCTCCTTCAATTTCGATTTCCCACTGAAGTATTTTACCATTTATAGCTCGTTTAAATAATTTAGGTAATCCCATTGTTTGTTATTTTATTTTTCTTATGTTTAGCTTTACGGGTATATTTTTTCTTATTTTTATGAATGGTGGGTTTTGTCATCATCCAAATTTCTTGCATTGTTACTTCAATCTTTTTCATTTTTAATCATTTCTATTAGGGATAATTACATATAATAGGATGCCTATTATGATAAATATAACATTATAGAACCAATTATAAATCATAAATAACATAATATCATCTTGTATTATACCATCTGTAATAAATGATAATATGAATAAAATAATCAAGTATAGAAAATTTATTACTGTTGCAATCAATGGAGCATCATCTTTTTTTAATCGAGATAAAGGAATTATTTTAAACCAACCGGCCCACGCCACATACATGAATATAGTGATAATAAAAATATAGATAAGAGTAGTTAATAACTCTAATAATCCTTTAAATAATTTCATTTTGTTATGTTTTTATTAGTTAAATATAAGGAGGCTCCTTAGTGGAGCCAAACTTTTTTAATTATTTAATTACTTATTTTTTTCTTTTTTTCTTATCAATTGAACTGTTATTATTTTTCAATTGATTAATTGCGTTCACTATATTTTGACAATCCTCATATCTTTCACGTTCAATAAAAAATTTCAAATTTTCCTCTAAAGTTTCAATAAAAAATTTCTTCTCTAAAGTCAAGTCCAATATAGTATTATTTTCTAAAACATTTATTGAAATTATATGAATATGTTTTTTCTTAGTATTTACATTATCCAATATAGTTTTAGTTATTGACTCAGAGATCCTAAAATCCTTATTATCTATCATAATTTGAAATTCTTCAATATTATTTACATTCATTTCTAGAGCCATTTTAGAATAATTTTAAAAATTTTAAACTTGTTTCTTTTTCTTTTAATTTAGAAAACTTTTCATCATTATTTAGTATTTTACTAGCTATTTTTTCTAAATGTTTTGCTTTTTGAGATTCATAATCTCTTATTATTTCTTGATGTTTTTTAATCTTCTTCATATCACTGATAAATATTTATAGGTTATTCGATTTGCGTTCTTTATTTCTAGATACTAAGTCATATGGGTCATTATCTATTTTAACATCATATAACCCTAATTCTTCAAGGCGTTTTTGAGTATATTCATCCACCTCCCAAGTTGGTAAGTTTTCTCTTGTTGGTAAATGATCTTCCATTTTTTCTAATTGTTTATCATTAAATATATTCCTATGGTAAAGGAAATAACAATTATAACAAAGCATTTGAAGATTGCTTGGTTCCCAATGTTTTTTATTATTATCTTTAAAATGTAATATCAGGGGAGTTTTTCCATCAATTGCTCTACATTCATGAAAACCACAGGTACCACATTCTTCTTTTAAATAACCCTGCTGAATCATCCTATGTTTAATTTTTTGAGGATTAAATGGGGATGGATCTTCTGTTCCATCTATAATTTTCTGTATACATGGTTCTTTTCTACCAAATGGTGTATTACTTAAAAATTTAGGTATTCCCTTACCGGATTGGTTTTTATGTTGTTCAAATAAGTTTGGGAAAGATGAATCAGTAGCCTCATAAAGTTTAGCCCATTTTTTATAATGAATGTAACTACAATTAAGATATCTAGCACTACTTCTATTTGATTTTGTTTGACTCATAGCAGCTAATATATCTTGTTTTGAGAGGGGGCGAGATTTCGGCATATAATTAATTTTTACATTCAAAAATAGATATTATTTATACTACATGCTGGGAGTATCTAATCCTGACGACATGCGTTTTTTAAATTTATTTTCTTCTTCAATATACTTAATATATTCTTCATGATCTAAAACCACAGTTTCAGTATAAGTATGATCACCTTTCCCACGCTGTACTATAACTGGTTTTTTAGTTTGCACATCAGAACAATTAACACACGTGTGTGTGTTAGGTAAAATTTTTAATCTAGCTGGGGGGATTTGTATCCCACATTTACAATATTTAATTAATTCACTCATGGTTTTGTTTTTAACAATTTATCTATAAATTTCCACAGATCTGCTGGTTTGTTTATTTTTATTTCAATTGGTGGTTTTTCTTCTTCTTCATATATTAAAGAATATACTTTTCCATCTTCATCTACTCTATCATATAAATACCAAATTATTATATCAGTTACTGCTTCACCGTATTTAAGTAAGAATAAATTCTCAATTATTTTAATAAAATATTCTTCATACGAATAAATATCAATATTAAACTCTTCATATAAAATATCAGAACGCTGAAGGCAATGTTCTAATAATGTTACAGTCTCAATAAATACTTCTTTCTCTTTTTTTACCCTCGATGTCTTAGATTCTTCTAATTTAAGACGCTGGCCGAAATTTTTTATATCCATTATCTTAATTTTTTAACCCCATATATTTTTAAAAATGATTTGAGATCTAATCTCTTTCTATTTGCAAATGATTCAGCTGCCTTTAATCGTGATATGTTGATCAAACGATTAATTATTTCTTGGTTTGGGTCTAATCTACTATAAAATCCGTATAACATAATTTTTATTTTAATTTGTAAATATAAAATGTATCAACTTTATTATTTTTTATTTTTAATTCTACTGTTGGGGTTAATAATTTATTTGAAGTAATAGTATTATTATATAATAATAAATAAATCCCATAAATGCAAACAAATGCAGCAAATATAGTAAATCCAATAATTTCTTTAAGTGTTTCTTTCATAATTTTTATTTACTTAAATATACTAAATCATTTTAGTATTCCCAAATATTTTGGATGTTTATTTTAAACCATTTCATATTCAATTTCAGTATCTGCTAATCCCCAATTATCACTATTTTGTGATTCTGTAAAATATTCTACCCAATCCCATGAATCATTATATATGATTGGTTTTTTACTTGCGTTTTTATGTAATTTTGTAGTATGAACCTGAGGTAGTATATTATCATGGGACATATGATACATTGGAATATCAAATAATGCTTTTATTTTATATCCATTTAAAACTGCTTTTTTTTGCACATTTGTGTCTATAAAACAATTATAAAACATATTTTCTTCAAATCCTTTAATATCCCACCACACTTTACGAGATGCTAATTGAAAATCACCACAACAATTAATTAAACTATATTCATCATTAGGAGTCACTTTTGCTGGATAATATCTAGGTTCAGTTATTTGTTTTAAATATTCTCTATATTCTTGGAGATTATTGATATTTTTTAATACTTCTGAGTATTCTATTTCTCTTCTGCTAATAGTATAAAATGTATCTTTATCATTATTAATAATACTATGTAATTCTTCTTTGTTAGGAGGAATATTATCTGTTGTAGTAGCCACAACCCAATCAGCATCTGTTCTTCTTAAGGCTAAATTAAATGAAATAGGTCCAAAACAATTAGGAAAATTAGGTATACTATTATCATATATTTGATGAACAGATGGGGGGATAACAAAATGTTTAATTCGTCCTGTTTTAGGAATTAAATCCATTACGTCATATAATAAACTATGGGTGGGAGAATTCCAATCTACATAATTTACTTCATCAAAAGTATCTAATAAAGTATTTAAATGTATAGCGACTCTTTCTTTTTCTTTATATCCATCATTTCTACTAAATGTTACAACTGCTGTCTTCATTATTCTTTAATTATATTATATTTATTTGCGAATTTATTAATAACTTCTATATTTTTACTATAATAATTACTAGAAGGATGAATAATAATACAATCTTCTTTATTATTTAAGTGTATTCTATAAAATTCATATCCTATATCCAATAAATGATTTTTTGTTATATATGAAGATTTTATATCTTCTTCTCCTAAGATAGGATTTTCTAAAAATATAACAGGTTTAAATTTAATTATTAATTCATTAGCTCCTTTCAATAAATGATATTCATACCCTTGAACATCTATTTTCATTAAATCACATTTAGGTATACTTAAAGAATCCAATGTTATAACATTTATTATATCTTCATCTCTAATTTCGTTTTTAATAGCTCTTTCTCCTCCGTAATTATCTTGAATTATTCCTCTACCCCCCCAATTATGAGATCCATTTCCCACCCAATTTTCATGTTCTATGTTCCACATTTGTTTTTTTTCTTCTTTATCACCTAACCCCAATTTATATGTTTCAATAATATTATCTAATCCATTAAATAACACATTAGTACATAATTGATTGTATATATAAGATTGAGGTTCAAATGAATAAACTTTTTTTCCTAAACGACCAAATTGAACGGAATGGAACCCTAAATTAGCTCCTGCATCTATGCAGTATGATTCTTTATCAATCATTTGAGAATATATTTCATATAGATGATATTCCCATACTTTAGCTTGTTTGATATAATTACCAATTAAATCATATTCATCTATGATAAAATTTCCAAATTGAGTTTCTATTATTTCTAATGATTTTAACATAATATATTTTTTATTTTTTTAAATCCAATTTTACAATTTTCTTTCCAATTACCACCATCACCACCATCTGATACCCATTTATATGAGGTAAATTTAATATTAAAACATTTGCATACTTTAGCAATTGCAAAACATTCCATATCAAATATACTACATTTATTTATCATTTCCAAATAATTTTCTGAGTATTTGTTTATTTGGTTATGGTCATAAAAATAATCTGTTGTAAAGCAACTTGTAAAGTATAAAGGATTTAAAATTATTTTACTCGCATCATCTTCAAACGGTGTTTTACCATAATCTGTTAATGGAGTGGCGTCTATATCTTGGAATACTTTACCTACTTTAACTATTTCTCCTACAGGTAATAATAATGAACCACAAGAACCAACATTGATAATTTCATTATATCCTTGGTTAAATGCTTTACAAGCGGCTATGGTCGCATTTACTTTTCCAACTCCACTAAATATAACAGGAGATCCTAATATTTCACCTTGCATTTCCACTTCATCAGGAACTGCTATTATAAACACTCTATTCATATTGTATTAAACTTTTAACATCTGTCGATCCATGTAAATATTTTAAATCAATTAAAACTAATTTACCTACAACAGTATAACCTGCTTTTTCACATAATTTTTCAACAGCTTCCATAGTTCCACCAGTAGCATACACATCATCAACAATAACTACCTTCCCTACTCCAGGATGGATTTCTAATGTATCCTCTCCATATTCCAAAGAATATGTTTCATTAACAACAGGTGGTGGTAATTTTCCTTTTTTTCGACACATTATCATTCCTTTATCTGTTTGGACTGATAAAGCTGAAGCAAATATAAATCCTCTTGAGTCAATTCCTACCCAATAATCAGGTAAAGGTACGTGTAAAGACATTTCTTTAATAAGTCTTGGAAAATACGGAGATTTAAGTAAAGGAGAAATATCTCTAAATATAACGCCTTTAGTTGGAAAATCAATTACATCAGTGATGTATTTATCTTTAATATAGTTTTTTACATTTAGTATCATAAAAGTTTTGAATTTAAATCACGTGTGGATAAAATTGGATTAGAAATAGGCCAATAAATATTAATTTTAGGATCATTCCAATTTAAACTAAATTGATCTTTTACATCTGGGTATTCTCCTGGGTATGACCATTTATAGAAAAACGTTGCTTCTTGGCTTAGAACTAAATGTCCATTAGCAAACATAGGAGGGATTAAAACTTGTTTTTTATTATTTGATGTTAATATAATTGAATCCCATTTTAAATAGTTAAGAGACTCAGGCCTATTATCTACCACTACTAAATAAATCTCACCACCTAAACATGTAATTAATTTCCATGCTTTGTCATCACCGTGTAATCCTCTCAAAACGTGTTGTCTAGATACTGCTACTTTATCATGATTAAAAATTAATTTATGTTCATCCTGGTTAAATAAAGTATATAATTCTCCTCTATAATCTTCAAATGATGAAGGCTGGTATATTTTTACTTCGTTAAATATCATATGTTATTTAATGTTTCAATTAATACGTCAATTTTTTCTTGTTCTAATACCGGGTAATTACCTACGTACCAACTAAAATGATGAATATGGTCGGTATTTTTAAATTCATCTAAATTAATATTATAATTTTTCTTAAAATAAGGTTGACGTAATTGATTTCCTCCACCTGATAGTCCTCTTCTAAATTCAATGCCCTTTTCTTTTAATATTGATTCTATCCTATCTCTTAATTCAAATGAACCTTCTTTTAATACTACTATAAAAGCATAATTACATTGACCTTCCATTTCAATGTCAGTATGGTACTTATCAGAATCTAAACGCTCCATAAAATATTTAAAATTATTTATCCTATGAATATTATTTAAATCTAATTTTTTAATTTGAGATAAACCAACAACGGCATTTAATTCAGTACTTCTAAAATTATGTGCTGGGTGTAGGAATATAAAATCTTTATTTAAATCCGGGTTTTCATCGATAATAGTTTGTTTAAATTTTTCATTTGTTATTTCCCTAGTCATACCATGTGAGCGTAATGCTCTACAAACTTGATAAAAATGTTCATCATTAGTGCAAATCATTCCACCTTCAATTGTTGACATATGGTGAGCAAAATAAAAACTAAAGTTAGAAGCAAACCCAATTGAACCTACTTTTTGTCCTTTAAATGTAGTACCATGAGATTCACAAACATCTTCAATCAATAATATATCTTTATCTTTACATAATTGAATTAATTCATCAGATAATGCATTAATACCTAACACGTGAGTTAAGAATATTGCTTTAGTTTTTGGAGTTATAACTTGTTTTAATTTTTCAATATCAAATGAAAAATTCTTTAAATTAATATCACAGAATACTGGTTTAAAACCACTAAATATAACTGATGATATATCAGATATCCATGTTAATGGTGGGACTATAATTTCTCCATCCCCATGAATATAATTTAAAGCTAACATAGTTAATTCATTAGCTGATGCTCCTGAATTTACCATTAGATTATGCTTTGTTCCTAACCATTGCCCCCACGCATTTTCAAATTCAATTACTTTAGGTCCGTTTGTTAATTTTGGAATTTGGTCTTGACTTAAAAAGTCAATTAGTGATTGAATATCTTCCTTATCAATATTATCACTCATTAAAGGTAAATAAAAATTATTCATATATTGTTGTTACTCCTGTTTTATCAATTTTAAAATCTAATACACTTTCTTTATATTTTTCTATTATATTCTTTTTAACTATTGGGTTACATATTGCTAATACGAATCCACATCCACCACTACCCAATAATTTAGCTCCATAAGCTCCCATATTTATTACATCATCAATGATAACTTTTATCTTACCATTTGATATATAAGGTGAGATCTTTTCTTTGCTTAACCAACTTTCATATACTAACTCTCCAATACCTTTTAGATCTTCATATTCAAATAATTTATATGCTCGTTTAGCCGTTTCTAATATCTGGTATTTGTTATTAATATCATCCTCATGAGACTTAGCTATAACATCATTATTTCTTTGCTCTTCAGTATAAATTAAAACCATTGAATCTTGTAAAGTTTGTTCAAATTCTTCTGTAATTGGGAGTGGTTTAATATAATAACTTCCATCTTTCTTTATTTCAATAGATGAAAATCCTTTAGCAAATGGCCATATTTGGTCCTGGATACCTCCACTTTCATTTAGTATTTCTCTTTCAATCTTAATAGCAGAATCAATAATATCTTTTTTATTAATATTTTCTTCTTTAATTTTTTTTATTAAATAAGATAATGCTATACAATATGAAGAAGATCCTCCTAACCCTGTTCTAGAAGGAATATCTGATGTTGAGGATAATTCTATAGGTCTATCTATATTATGATATTTTAATGTTTCTCTAATTAGTGGATTTTTAAAATCCTTTATTGAGTCAACTAATTCATATTTAGAATAAGTGCATAGATATTGATTAGATAATATTTTAGGTCTATTTCTCATTGATATATAACAGTATTTATTAATAGGAGTACCTATCATAAAAGATCCATATTTTTCATAAAATCCTTTATAATCTGTTGATCCACCAAATAATGATATTCTAAAGGGGGCTTTTACTGTAATCATAATTTATATTTATTTTTCTCCATAATAATCACCCCATTCTACTAAAATAGTAGGACGATTATCTGTTCTTTCGTAAGCGTATTTAAATGATTCAAATATTTGATTAGGTTCATCTAACCTAATAATATCAACCCAGTCACACATTGCCTTAAATCCTGATGTGAAATCAGCTATATGTTGATGTTGTGGATGAAGAGGGCGTTGAGCTCCAATAGAAGTTCTAATAATTACTTTAGGTGTATACCCACCATTAGACATAATTTTAATTTTATCTAAATGATTAATTACTTGATTAGCTGCTAATAGTAAAAAGTTCCATCTTGGGTATATTGAAATAGGTATAGTACCATTTAGTGCCATCCCCACAGTCATACCCATTTGCATATCTTCATTTACAGGCATTTCAAGTAATTTATTTTTATTTACATCTTTAAGAGTATTAGTCATTGCTGTACCAGCATATTCTACAGCTTGTCCTAAGAATAATGTATCTGGTTTTTCATTTAGCCAATCCATTGATCGTTTTAATTCATTAAAATATTTCATTTTTATTTAAATAGGTTTTTAATTTATTAATATCAGTCATAAACTCAGGAGAACTAAAATGGTAATTTCTAGTTATAAAATTTCTATCTACTACTTTAGCTTTATCTCCATGGACTTCATCCTGTAATTCTAAGTCGTGTTCTAAAAAAACATCTTCTATATAATCCTCAATTCCTGTATTTTTACTTAAAGTATATAAATAAGTATCAATCTGGTTATGGTGGGAGATATGCCCTAATATATCTTTAATTTTTTTAGGATATATAGGAAAAGATTGTCTATATCCGTTTGTATTAATGAAATAAATTTTAAATTCTTTTAAGTAATTAGATAATATAGTATTCCAATTTTTTGTTTTAAACAACATATCATCATTAATATTTAAAATCCATTTTCCTTTAGCTATATCAATCATGTTTTCAACATAATCAACCATATTTAACCATCCTCCTCTACGAGAATTAATTATAAATGTAACATTTTCAAACGTATTTTCCCAATTTTTTATATAATCGATAGTATCAACATCATCAAAGTCTACTTTTACTATAATTTCAAAATTAACTTCGTCAGGATTAGCTAAAGACAATATTGAATATAAGGTTTCATTTAGTTTTTCTACTCGTTTTCTAGTAGGTAAAACTATTGAAATTTCAAATTTGTAAGGGTTTCTTTCTACTAACATAAATTAAAATTGAATTCGTTTACCGGCCCCAGCATGTGGGTATTTTGTTTCATATTGATAATAAATTATTTTTCTTGTTTCTTTAGCAAAAAATAATTCATCTATATTCCATGTCTTTTTTGTTTCTGTACAAACTGATTTTCCATTATCTTCAATAACATATGTGATAGGTAAATCAAAATTAACAGCGTATTTCCAATTTTCAAAAAAAGTACCTGTTTCAGATGTCATATCACCTATAAAACACCAAACATGATTAGTACCCCCCTTACGTTTAATATCTAATGCTACACCAGTTGCAATAGGAATATTACCTGTTACTATCGCTGATGAATAAATATTATATTCAGGATAGCATAAAGTAATTGATTTACCATCTAAAATATCTTGTTTAACTTGGTTGGGTGGTACACCTTTAAGTAAACACTGATAATGAGACCTCCAGGTACAGAATATCCAATCTTCTGGTTGTACTTGTTTAAATATATTAATCATTTGATCTTCATTTCCATAATATAAATGAACTGGAGCTTTAATCATAGCATTATTAAAACAGTCTGCTATATTATCCTCAAAGGCTATTAATTGTTCTTTATTCATTAGTTATTTTTCGTTTTATTTTTACTTTTAACATTTTATTTATATTATCAACTGCTATTTGTCCAAATTTATTTTTTATTTTTTCTAAAAATGGAGGATATGAGTGATATTCATCAAACGCATTGTCTCTAAATTTTAATACTTCGGCAGGAGATAATGTTTCTGTTGGTAAAGGTAACGTATCATATCCATGAAACGAATAACCTTCATAAGTGTCAGGCAATGGAATACCATTTAATACTGCGTCTTTGTATAACTTACTACCAGGTAAAGCCATTGTTGCATATGCATTCCATCCGAATGTACATAATTCTTTTGATAAATCCAAAGTTTTTTGCATGCTTTCTTTAGTATCTCCGGGAAGTCCAAAAATATAATTTGCCATTACTTCAATATCAGCTGCATGTACTTGTTCAATTACTTTATCGATATCTACATCTTCAAATTTACCTTTAGATACTTCTAAACGAACTGATTTATCACCACTCTCAATACCTAATGCTAGCCATTTAATGCCTGCTTCTCTAACTAATGAAAGTAATTCAGGACGTTTAACTGTATCTATTCTTGAGTAGGCCCACATTCTAAGAAATTTACCATATCCTCTATCTCTTAGCATTTCACAAAGAGGAACATAATATTTTCTATTTAATAGAAACATTTCATCTGTAATCTTAATAGTATGAACTCCTAATTCAACCAATTTATCAAATTCTTTAATAATAAATTCTGGTGACCAATAGCGCATATTACTATAATTTCCAGCTACTCCTATTTCTTCTTCATCATTTCTATTTAATATATTAATCATACAGAAATCACATCCGAACTGACATCCTAATGATGTTTGAATAGCGGCATATGGTGATCTTTTATTTTGATCATATTCAGCATGCCACATAGGAGCTCTATATAAATCAAGTGGTTTTTCTTTCATTGGAAGTAAATCCCAAGCGTATCCTGGAAGGTCAACATCCATTAATTCATTAGGTACTACTCTTTCTGCTGGGTTGATCTTAGGGATTCCATTTTTTCTCCAAACAATTCCTTTAATATGATCTAAATTATTAATATTAATTGTTTTTTCAGCTAATATGTTTCTTAAAGCATATACTCCTTCATTAGTAAATGCAAAATCAATAGATGGTTCTTCTTTTAATGCTTTAACAGGAACGGCTTGTACATATGAACCAATGTAACTAATAGGAATATTTACACCTATATCTTTAAGATAATTAGATAAGTAAATAGCTCCACTCATATTCACTGTGCCTGAATTTACATTTTGTCCATAAACAACAAAGCATATTAGACGAGGGTTAATATTTTTAATTCGTTCAGCTATAATTTCTTTATTTAATTGTTCAGCATTAGCATCAATAAGTGACACTGTATGTCCTGCTGATCTACATGATTGAGCTAAAAGTAAAGCCCAAGTTGGTGGTTCAATAGCAGCATATTTATTTGCTAAATCTTGATAAATACCATTAGAATTTCCTGGTGATATAAATAATACGTCTATCATAGGTTTGTAAAATCTTTATTTTTAAATTTGTTAATTAATTGATATCCTTTAATTAATTCTTGAATACCATCTTCTAACGAAAATGTAGGTAACCATCCTTGAGATTCCAACTTTTCATTAGAAACTCTATAATTTCTTTGATCAAAATCTTTTTTAAATTCATTTTGAACAATTACTAAATCAGGAATATATTTTTGGATAATTTGAGTTAATTCTAGTTTAGTGCAATTGGCTGATGATAAACCAACATTAAACGCATTATTATTACATTTATTATAATTTTCAATCATGAATAAGAAAACATTCGCTACATCTCTTACATGAATATAATTACGAATAAAATGTGATTCAAATAATACTAGATATTTATCTACTATTGATTTGTAAACAAAGTCATTAACTAATAAATCCATTCGCATTCTATATGACATACCAAATACAGTTGCTAATCGTAAAGTTATACCATTGCCTGATTCTAGCACTGCCTTTTCAGCGTCGCATTTTGTTTGAGCATATAATGATAGTGGTTTAAATAAACTATCTTCCGTTATTATTTCTGATGATGAACCGTATTGACTATTAGTATTTGGAATTAATAACATTTGATCTTTAGTAATCCATTTAGTAATATTTTTTACTTGTAAATAATTAACTTTAACTGTTAATTCAGGATTAGCTTCACAAGCTGGCATTCCTACAATTGCTGCTAATGGGATTATTACATCATGTTTTTTTACTAATGGTTTTAGTAGTAATTCATTAGTTACATCACCTAATATAAAATCAAAGTTAGGATGATAAGTAAATGGAGCTATTGATGTTTGTTTATAAATTAAATTATCTAAAACTGTCACTTGGTATCCTTTATTAAGTAATACCTCTGTTAAAACGGAGCCTAAATAACCTGCTCCTCCGGTAATTAATATTTTTTTCATTTATTTCTTTTTTATAATTACTTGCCAACCACAATGAATAACATCATATTGCTTTTCAAAAACATGACAAAAAGCACTAATCGCCAACTCAGGACTATTTTGTGGACTTAAATCAGATGGATCTTTCCACCCATAATCATCAAAGATTATCATCCCTCCAGATTTAATTAGAGGGTGAATTAGCACAGCATCCATTAAAGTTCCATATGCTGTATGGCCTCCATCTATATAAGCAAAATCAAAAATTTCTTTTTCTGGGTGTGTTCTTAGTATAGAAGAAGACCATCCTTTATGTTTTGTAACTTTATCTATAAATGTAGAAATGTTATGATCAAAATATTCTTCATATTTTAGATTTAATTCTGGATTGTCTGTCATATTATTTTCTTCTAATTCTCCATTAAATAAATCAATACAGGTTATTTTAGATGTAGGATCAGTTAAGACATTTTCTAATAACCAAATGGTAGAACGCCCTTCATACACCCCTATTTCTAAAAAATTTAAATTAGGTTTATGTTTAAATTCTTCTAGATGATATTCCCAGCTATTTACATTATTTAAAAACCAATCTGCTGTAAATTTATATTTCATATTATTTTAATTTTCCATTTTCTATTTGATCATATCTATCGTTTTGTTTTTCTTGTCTTTCAAGTGTTTTATTATGAATGATACTCCATCCCTCTTCAAAAGGTAGAGTAGCAAATGTTTTAAAACCCTCTACCATCCCATGTATTTGATGTCCACTCCATTTTATATCAGAAGTATTTTTATAAATACGTTTCTGAGCATCTGGCCAATTCACCCACCCCTGTTCTGTAACTCTCCATCCCCATTTTTGAATGTGTTCTTGAGTTAAACCAGGAACTAAATTTTTACGAGGGGTAATTAGTAGATCTACCGGATTGGATTCTAGCACTGTTTTTAAATTTTGTATTAAAAAATCTTCAGGTATCTCATCAGCATCAATTTGAAAAATATATTCTCCAGTACATTTACTATTCATAAAATTCTTATTTTCTAAAAAATTTTGTTGAAAATTAAAAGGATATGAGGATATATTTTCAGTATGTTTATCTAAAACACTTAATACTTCTTTTGTGACTCTATTTTCATCATAAACAACTACAATTTCATCTTCTTTATCGATTCGTTCTAAAAGATATACTATCAAATCATTTATTTCTTCGTGCTCATTACACACGGTTAAACCGTAACTTATTTTCATATTTATAAAACATTTATTAATTTTCCTTCTTTATCTGACAAAGTGATAATATTAAATTTATTATCATAATAATTTCGAATTGTACTAATGGCACCATTAACTCCAATGATATTAATATAATTATTAAATAACATATTAAATTCATTGATTGGAAACTTAAATAACTCATTTTTATTAAACTCGGAGTAGTATTCATAAAATATATTCATACCAAAATTACCCGTTTTAATCATTTCAATATACTGGTGTCTTTCTATCATATTATTATTTACCCCAAATATAATACCTTATTTTTAGTCTTCCAAACTTTCTTCTTGAGGGAGGATATTTATGTAACTTAATGCTTCCATATAATCACCTTCATCGAAATGTTGTATTGTATCCATATCCATTCTGAATTTATAGTATTCTCCCTTTTTTGATTTTATTGGGTATTTTTCTTTTTCTTCTTCTAGTACAGGTACTGCTTTTACAGCTGACCATTTCCATAATGAAGCATTAGTCCCGTTTGCAAACACCATCCCACGTTCCGGTGAATTCACAGATGAAGGCATCCAAACTTTTCCTTCATCATCTGTAAACATTAGATCTTTATACAATTCAGGTAAAATTTCTTTTTGTTCTTCTAGGAACGCTTCACCCTCTTTCATGAGAGTGTTTGTAGTGAAACCACACCCCATACAGTGATATGATTTTATACCACTGTATGGTTCAGTTTCCATGCATGCGTCTGAGCCACATCTTTTACATATTATTAAATTATCCATGTTTTATTTTTTTATAATATAATTAATTTTCTTTATATTTCTAAACATATTGAAATTCAATCTTATTCAACATTAGGTTCAATTCTCTTTAAAGAGGGCAATTCGATTTTCTTGAGAGATGGTAGTTTAAGTTGAATTTGTTTTGGAAATTTGGGAATTGACTTGGTTAAATATTCATCTAATTTATCTTTCATCTTATCCCAACTGAATTCTGTTTTACTATAATACGCTTGGCGTTTAGCGTTTTCAGTATAATTTTTATAATTTTCAAATACATCTTTCATGTAGTGGCCTACTTGACCTTGATCTACTGAAAACCATTGGCTTTCTTTTAATAACCACTGGTTAGCAGCACTTGGATGAACATTAGCCATTTGACCAGGTAACATAACTGTGAATTCGGATTTTAAGAAATCTGTGTGTCCACTCCAATTAGTTGTAATGATCGGTTTCTTTGTTAAACTAAATTCAAGTAACGGCCGTCCAAATCCTTCACCTTTAGTTAAACTAACCATAGCTTTTACTTTAGGATGATTATATAACTCATTCATTTCTGAATCTGTAAACTCACCATGTAAAAGATATACATTGGGTAAGTCTTTTGAGTTAACTGTTTTCTTAATCATTTTAATACGTTTAAGAATTTCTTCTCTATCCATGTACGATGATCCAACCATTGACGTTTTTAAAATAAGAGCTGGTTTTGTCTTTTTGTTTTTAAACAACTCATAAAACGCCTTAATTAACAATCCAACGTTTTTGCGGTCTTCACCTAAGTCTCCGTTTATATAATGTCCTACAAACAGGTATGCGAAATTTTCTTTAATTGAGTCTAAGTTAATATTTTTAACTTGATTTATAACTTTGTAGATATCTAAATTAGCACCTTCAAATAACACTTCAGTTGGTTTTTGAAGCTGTATTATTCCTTCTACTTGATTTGTTTGTTGATTACGTCTTTCAAATTTACTTTCTTCAAATACTTTCTTTGAATGATTTGATGAAACTAAATTCAAATCCATTCTGTTAAGACCTTCAATCCAATCTGGGGCGCAAATTGTTGTTTCGATACCTGCTGTAACTCCAATATTATATTTTCCTACAGGTTGAAATTCAGATGGTATAGTAATCTGCATCCATACCTCAGGTTGTTTAGGGAGTTGATTATTTGGCAGCATATGTTCCATTAAAAAACTCCATTCAGAATTATCTTTACAAAATCCCCAAGGTGTGCTTCCCCATCTTTGAGATAGTAATTTTACATTATATTTATCTGTTTCAATAATTGCTTTAATTACATCTCTAGCTCTAGCTCCATACCCACTATAACAATCAAATGGGCTACTTATTACAAAAAGTGGTTTACTCATATAACTTATTTTAATATATTAATTTATGATTTACTATGTTTTCTTTTATTTCATTACAATTTATTAATTCATATTTTTCCCTTGGTTTCCAAGTTGCAAATAATTCATCAAATGCTTCCATTACTCTTTTACCTTGGTGTTCACCAGTGAATCCTGCTTCTTCACTTATTGCCCATTCTCTACCCTTTAACCCTTTACGTCTTAATTCTTCTCTTCCTGCTTTATAAGCATTCATAATTTGAACAGCAGCATCTTCAGCGGTACATCTATCATCCCAAATATAAGGAGTAACAGGTGAACCTACAAGTGAACGACTGGTTGGAAATACTGGGAATGCCCACTCTCCGCATTCTTTTATAGTGCCATTATGATTAGAAGGAAAATCAGCATCAAAATTAATCCATTTATTATTTTTAGAAAAACGCATTTGGTCTTGCATCCCTCCTGTAACATTAGCTATGATTGGACGACCAGATAATATAGCTTCTGTTAAACTTAATCCCCAACCTTCATTTGAAGTTAATAATATTTGAACATCAGTACAATTGTATAATAAATTCATTTCAGCTGTGTTATATCGGTCTGTTGAGAAAATAACATTATATTGATCTCCAGTCAAAAATAATTCCCTAACAGCCTCTAAATCAGTACCATGCTCACTTACAATTTCTGTATGTAGTATAAAAGCACATTTTTTAGCTTGCTCAATAGGTAATTGATCTATAAACAAACGATATGCTAACATAGCATCTGGGATTTGTTTGCGTCTGATATTTCTTGAGTTAAAAAATAAAACAAAGTCATATTCTTTGTTTTTAAATATATTTTTCTTGAATTGAACTAAATTAGGGTCTTTTTCATCAAGTGGTTTCATTATCTCATGGTTTAAACCATGAGGTATGTATTTTAATAAAATTGGGTTTGGTTTGTTTTTTTTCATAACTTTTTATTTTTTATTATTTTTATCTAAGTCTATATAAGGAACGTTTCCATGTTCTAATGTTAATTTATTAATGTTAACGGTTTGTTTTGAGATACCCATTAATAAATCACAACTTTCATAAAAAGGTAAATTATATAAACAAACTGGGTAATCATCCCATATGTTTAGATATGTTATTGGGATATTTTTTCTTATTTCATTTTCCATTTGAAATATATGGGTGAAATATCTGGGGTCAGTGATTAACATTATAGCATCTGGCTTTTCATGTTCAATTAAACCTCTAACTAATTCTTGATTACCATATCCATCAGCTGGGTATAAAATAACAGAAGAATCTGTTAAATTTGATATAGTGTTAGTATCTTGAGATAAATCAAACCTTTTACCAGAATCTGGATGTTTTATTGAGCCTCCTATCACTACCCAATTAAAGTACTGAGCTGTATGTATGATAATTTCTCTTCCTACTGTCGCTACTCCACTATGAACACGTATATCATCGGTAATGAGCATTATTTTTTTCCTTTTTTCAGGAGGTAAATATTTAAATTCTGAATTCATATAACTTATTTATTTTTAATTTAATTAATCTTTTGTTTCTATATCAATATTGGTATGATTATGTATTTTTTTTCTAAATTCAGGATCAGTTAAATATAGATGCATTGCTCTGTCTGCTAATTTTTGTAGTGAAAATTTATATTTAACACAAGATATTCTAAATTCATCCCATATTGTACTATTAACTTTAACACTTGTAAGAATTTGTTCATTTTTCATATATTTTATTTTAATTGTTATATATAAATATATGCTGAGATATTAAAATTACTTTTTTCTTAAGATTTCTTGTCCTTTTGAGCATAAAGCAGGGTCATCTGCAAAAACACAATAAGTACAATTATCTCTACTTGGATTAGCATCATGTTTTGTATCCTTATATTCACCTGTTTTCTCAAAAGCATTTTCAATAAAACTATTAACAGCTGTCACAGCTCGTTTTAGTTTAATTTTACCACTTGATGGTACAAATGTTTGTATTCGACTTTGAGCAAACTCTGATTGTTCCCATATTTTTCTTTTAACAATAAAAAACTCAATTTCAATATTATCTATAGGAACATTATATATTTGGCTGAAATATTGTTTATATAATATAAGTTGAAATTGCTTTATTTCATCTTTTTTAGTTTTATCATTCCACCCCCTAGTGCTAGTTTTAATATCTATAATTTTGAAAGTGTTAGTTGGTTCGTGATATAATACTAAATCAAGATAACCTTTATATGTTATATTTCTATAGTCAATGCATGGTGATAATTGGATGGGTGTTTCACATCCTATTAAATGCCATCCTTTTTTACTAAAATATCCTCCTTTCTTTTTTTTAAAGAATTTTAAAATTTCTAAACCATCTTCATAAAATTCTCTTAACTCTATAGAATCACTAAAATGGACTTTTTTATTTGATATATATTCTTTCATGTATACTTCACTCAACTTATCTTGAAAGTAAGATTCTATATCAATTTTATCAGCTTCAACTCCACTTACTTCATAAAATACAGTGATATAATTTTGTAAAGTTTCATGTAACGCTGTTCCAAAAACAGCATGAATTGATGGTTTATATATATAATTTTTATCTTTATATTGTAGTTCCCATTTTTTAGGACAAGATTTAAACATAGACATCTGACTATATGATATCGTCTTCATATAGCTATAATCTAGTTCAGGAAATATATGTTTTTGTATTTCTTTTATTATTTTTGGAACTGATTTTTTCAAAATTTATTATTTTATATTTAATTAAATACACATATCCTCCCCTCATTAGTATTTATTTTTTCCATTTATCAGTAGATACTAATTGAGCTATAATAGAATAATTTACTAAATCTACCCATGTGTCTAAAACTGTTTCATTATTTAAAGGATTATTATTATTTCTTAAAACTAAATTTTTTAAACGATTCATTTTATCATTCATCCTTATCCATATGGAAGTTAATGATAATTTAATATCTTCTTTATTTTCTAAAGAAGTCCCCATAGCTATATTATCTATACCATACGATAACATCTTCTCAGCAAACAATTTATATTGTTCATTTTGAATGTATTTAAAGTTCCTAGATAGATTAGGATAATTTTGCTCAAATGTATCTATGTTTGATTTGACCATTTTAGATAATGGGGGGTGTGTTTCATTATTTTTTGTCATATTATTAAATTTTTTAAAAGTTTTTTTTGTTCTTTTTCATCTATACCATTTTTTGTTAAAATATCTATGATGCCTTCTTTACCTAAAAAATAAATATATTCTTCTGCTTCTTTAAATGAAACATCATATTGTTTTACAACATAATGTAATAAAACATCTGAATTACGTTTTTTGTCAGTTTTAATATATTTTAACCAAACATTTTTCTTAGGTATCATGTCACAATATATTCTATATATTCTTTCCTTTTCAGTATATGGAATCATTTGTACATAATTGACTATATCAATATAGTCTTGATTCATTGATAAGTAACGATTAATTAAATAAACATTAAATGAAGATTTATCATCATCACTGAACGAGCTCCATTTATGTTTATTTAAAGTAATCTCTTTTAACCAATCAAACAATGTAAGGTTAGTCTTTGTTTTCAAATTCTTCTCTTAATTCTTTAGGTAATAATTCAATTAAAATATTTCCGTTTTCTATATCATAGAATACTGGTATAGGAACTATAGCATCTTCTGGAGTTCCAGATACAAATTTAGAAATTTTTTTTAATATTACTCCTTCTGCGAATACACATCCACCTTCTGGCGAGTAAATAGTTTGTGCTGATTTAAGGTCAATGTTCAGCTTCATTTGATTTTGTTGTTCCATATTATATGTTTTTTAAAATTTTACTTATACATGCTGCGAAGCATAATTCTTGGTCTATCCTTACAATTGAATGATATTTGTATTCTTCAATTATGATAGTGATTAAACCGGCATCCTTAGTGTATTGGTCTACTGTGTCGTATAAAAACCTGTAAAGGTCAGTATAATCGTTTAAGTCAGCATCTGCTAGTATTTGACGTATTGTAGTAAATGACTTAGGATTCGGTTTTTTAAGTTCATTTAGAATACGATCTTTATAGTCGTCTGATATTGTTATAGAATTGTCTAATTTAATCTCATTATTAACAGTGTATTTTTGGCAAGCATTAATAATGCGTCTAAAATCAGGATAGAATTTTTTAATTATATTCACAATGTCTTCGGGGGTGTGTTTAATATTTTCAATGTTTAATATATTATCTACATGTTGAGCAATAACTTTTTTAGATGGTGGTTCTAGGTCAAATTCTTGACATCGGCTGCGAAGTGGTTCAATTAAGCGTTCTGGATAATTACCTGTTAGTATGAAGCGAGTGTTTATACTATATGTTTCCATCATATTAAGCAACATCACCTGTGATGCTTGAAGAATATGAGTAGCCTCATCTAGTATTACTATTTTGAGTGGTTTGAATGAACCCGCGGATGCAAACGAACCAACCTTATCTCTCATAACATCCATACTTCGTTCATCAACAGCGTTGATAAACAAATAGTCACAGTTAATGTTATTTGCTAATATTTTGGCTAATGTGGTTTTACCTGAACCTGGACGTCCAGCTAATAAGATATGAGGTATATCTTGGTTGTCTATAAATTCTTGAAATTTGGCTCTGTTTTCATCAGAACAAATATATCCTTCTAAAGTATCAGGTCTCCATTTTTCGTTTAAAATTGTATGTTGTTTCATAACTTATTTTTTAATAATTACCATATATGTTAAATTTCTTAGGTGGTTCTTCTTTAACATTCTCCATCTCAATAACATATAATTTTCCTTCAAGAGGAGCGAGTTTAAAATCAACTGGTTTTTGATCTATTTGGAAATGCGCTTCAAGAGTGTTAGTGAGGGAAGAATAAATCTTCCCATCATTTAACAATCTCCATGTATCACCTTTACCAACAACTCGTTCTGCAATTTGTACGTATATTTCTTTCATACTCTAAATTTAGTACATACCTTCCATACCTCCAAACCCTTCGTTAGATTTCTTATCTTCGGGTTTATCAACAATAGTTGCTTCTGTTAATAAAACAACACCAGCTACTGAAGCTGCATTTTCAAGAGCACAACGTGTCACTTTAAATGGATCAATAATACCTGCTTCTTTCATATCATTAAAACATCCTTGTTTTAAATCCCACCCATACCAATGATTACTACCAGTTACTGAGTTGAGTGACATGTAAATGTTTTCTTGTTCATAACCAGCATTTGATAAGATTTTCTTAAATGGTGATGAACATGCTTCCCAAACAATTTTAGCACCTATGTTATTTTCAAAATTAATTCCACTTCGGGCATGTAATAAAGTAACACCACCCCCAGGTACAATGCCTTCTTCAATAGCGGCTTTAGTAGCATGTAAAGCATCATCTACACGATCTTTCTTTTCTTTCATTTCAGTTTCAGTGTTTCCACCTACATGAACAATAGCTACACCACCGATGAATTTAGCTAAACGCTCTTGAAGTTTTTCTTGTTCAAATAAACTTTTAGAGTTTTCAATTTGAATTTGTAATTCTTCAATTCTTCTATTTATAGCTTCTTCATTACCTTTACCATCAACAATTGTTGTGGTTTCTTTCTGAATAGTAACTACTCTTGCCTTTCCAAACCAATCAGTATTGAATTTTTCTAATTTCATTCCTTTTTCACTACTAACAACTTGACCTCCAGTTAATATAGCTATGTCTTCAAGGATAAGTTTTCTTCTATCTCCAAAATCTGGTGCTTTAACAGCACATACTTTTAAAATGTTTCTAGCTTTATTAACAACAAGTGTAGCTAATACTTCTCCATCAATGTCTTCAGCTATAATAAGTAATGATTTATTTTGAGATGAAACATTTTCTAATATAGGTAAAAGTTCTTTTACTTGGTTGATTTTTTTATCTACAATGAGGATCAATGTATCATTTAATGTACTTGTCATTGAATTATTATCAGTAACAAAATATGGTGATTTGTAACCTCTATCGAATTGCATTCCTTCTACAGTTTCAAGATATGTTTCTCCTGATTTGCTTTCTTCAATGTGTACTACACCTTCACGACCTACTTTTTGCATCGCTGTTGCGATTAATTCACCTATTTCAACATCATTGTTTGCTGAAATTGAAGCGATTTGTTTAAGTTGCTCTTCAGATGAGATATTCTCTTTAATTTTAGTTTTAATAAAATCAATTACTTCTTTTACAGCTTTGTCTATACCACGTTTAATTTCAACAGCATTAGCTCCATTATTTAATTGGTTTAAACCTTGTCTAATCATCTCAGATGCCAATAAAGTAGAAGTAGTTGTACCATCACCAGCAATGTCAGCTGTTTTAATAGCAGCTTGTTTAACCATTTGTACTCCTAATTCTTCAATTGGATCTTCAAGTGAAATGGATTTAGCAACTGTAACTCCATCCTTTGTACTTGATGGATATTCACCTGGCCTAGCAATAACTACATTTCGACCATTAGGTCCTAGTGTTGCGGTAACAGCATTAGATAATTTTTCAATACCGTCAAATAATTTTTTCCTGGCCTCTGGCCCAAATTCTATAACTTTACTCATGATTTTAATTTTTAGTTTTCAATAATAGCTAATACTGTATTTTCAATACACACATAGTACTCTTCACCCTCATGCTCTACTTTAACAGGACCCATTTGAGGTAAAATAACTTTTTGTCCTACTTTGAGTTGTGTTGGAAGAAATTCTCCTGAAAAGGAATATTGGCCTGGACCTACTGATACAATTGTACCACTAAGATTTCGTTCTTTTCCTAAATCAGGAACTATAATATTCCCATACGTTGTTTCTTCTTCATTGAACGGTTTTACAATGATTGCATTGAATGTTGCTTTTATCATAATTTTTATTTTAAATAACTTATTTTATAGTACATTTATTAAGAATTTTTAGCAATTAAATAATAAGTACTGGTCAGTGTTTTTTCTTCATTTGAAAATTCTAGTTTCATTATCCCCTCTAAATTAATATACATTTCACCATAATGCATATCTTTATTACAATGCATGATTTCTTTAATCATATTTGAGTTATATTGTGTTTTAAAATCTCTTAAGGTATTTATTATTTCAATATTAGGAATGAAAAATGAAATTTTATTAGCATGTTCTATATTTCCTCCAAATTCTAATTCAATTAGATAATCATTATCATCATTAAGTGATGATTTAATCACTACTATTTCACTTTCAGCTATAGCGTTTTTAGCTTTAACAATAGAGTGTATGCTATCATTATCTATCACAGCTTTAATATCAAAATCAATATTATCTTTTATGTCGCCTGATTTTGGTATTAACATTAAATCTGCTAAAGTGTAATTAAGTGTAAAATTATGGTCAGCAATGATTAATTTATAAGGTATATCTTTATTTTTAATATATTTTATATCTAATGAATTATTAGTAACACTTATTAATTTATTTAGCTGAGTTGTGTTATTTATGCCTATTTTAGAGTCTTCTAAAGGAAAGTTATGAAATGTAATGTTACCCAACATTTCTTTAGATGGAGATGAAAATTTAATATTTAATATATTATTTTTAATATCCCATATAACTGATTCATTAATACCATTTAGATAATATTTAGATATTATGGATGTTAATTCTAATTTTTGTGTCATAGATATAATATAATAAAAAATATTTAGATTATCAAATTTATTTTACTTAGAGTTTTCATTTATAAAAAAATAGGGGCTGTTGTACCCGCATTCGAGGCGGTTAATGAATTGAATTATATACTTCGCATCAACATTGTTAGCCAAATTCCCCCATTTCTTATAAATAAATAATGTTTACGCCAAGACACGTTTACTATTAAGCATACGGCGGCGGCTAACATTATACATCTCATCAGCAATACTTTGAGGTATTGAGCGCTTTCCATTCATGATGTTTACAACATGAGAATAAGAGTACCCTGTGTTTTCAGCGATGCGGGAAATGTCACCTTGTCTTTTACGAGCTGTAAAGAAAGACAATTTAGCTGTTCGATTTAATTTTCGTTTCATAATATATAACTATTTAATTTTTACTTAGGACTAAAACAACTAACTCTCAATCTCAAAGCCCATTCGTTGAAATTAAGGTGTTGGTCAGGCAATGTTGTTTTAAAATTGACATTCTGTTCTAAAATAGATGGAATATTTCTATCTGGGGTGAAACCCATCCATTTTTTAATTAATTTTTGAATTGATATTTTTTTCATATATTTTTATTTATCTAAATATAAATAATTAATTTTGAGTAGCCAAACCTTATTTAACATTCTTTCATATATTGTTTTTATATACATAAATATATTATATTTTTCAATATTGCTAAACTTACTTAGTTAAAAGTAAAGAACTTATTGATATTTTCATTAAAAATAACAACCCCCCAACCTAAATCTTTATATAGATTTTCAATTTTGTTTTTTATAACTGAATCGAACATCTGATTTCGGTCAATATATTTTTCTATAAATTTTAAAATATCAGGAGAATCATTATACCCATTCATTCCTAAAACATCTATATAGTATGGATTTTCTTTTAAATAAGCTAAATACATTTTATCACCCACTTGAAATAAATCATGAGTTTTTGTTTGATTTTTGAATCTAATTAAATCATTAGAATATATGGCTCCTTTAGAATTAGTTGGACATTTTATAGCTAATTTAGAAAATATCTCACCAGTTAATGGTTTTTGAGCAATATATTCATCTAGTTTCTTTAGTCCAGTTGGTTTAAGTAATTTTTTCCAATCCATATTGTCAAGTGATTTTCTAAAATCAAGTATATATTTATCAACTTCAGATTTAGGAGCATCAAATAATATTTTTTTAATTAATTCCTCACCAAACTCTCTAAATAGAGGAGGAAAGTTAGATTTCATAATATCTAGACCCTTCATATCCAGAGCATCTTTATGATCTGGAGGGATAGGGACACCTTCTTTATTTACAATCCACATAGCGTATCTGCGTTTACCTGACCAATAAGCCTTCTTTACAATTACTTCTTGTTTTAGTTCAAAATAATGTTTACGCTGAATGTTAAATACTTTTTTAGATATATTATCTAGATTTTGGTTGGTGTCAATGATAAGTTCTTGAGATAGTTCAATTAGTTTACTAATTTTTCCTTCTTCATCTGTAATATCAGGATATTTTAAATTGAGTAGGTCTTTTAATTCAATATATGCACTGTCCGTATCACTTGCTACTACAAATTCTTTTCTACCATTATTTATGAGATTTTCTAATCTAGTATTAATAAAATCAATACTAGCCTTAACTAATCTTTGCCCGCTGTTAGTAATAGATGCTGAACATATTTTGTATCCATCTGTGTATCTCCAACCGTTGATAGCATAGGTGCCATATAGTGCGTTCTGTAAGATCTTAAATGCAAGTTGGTATAGGTCATATAACTTATAATTTTCCCAATCCTCTTTCTTACCTGCTTTCTTCTTGAGTTCACGATAATGTTCTCTCTGTTTGAACCAGTCTTCTAGTACCTCACATGAAATACTTTTAATGTCATTTCTATAAAAAGCCCCACTAGCTGATATAGACCAGTTATTTTCTTCTATAATCTCAATCAGATCCTTAACCTTAATATTACATTTTTTTAAATTATATGTTTTATTGTTTAGTTTTTCAATATCTAATATAGTATCAGGTTCTAGTTGTTTAAGTTGCTCTAATGAATTATGCTGTTCATAGTTATTTTTAGTAACTATTCTTCCCATCATTGTCTCAATACCTAAATTAAGGGACTTAATAATGCTTGGATATAGACTAGTAAAGTCAGCATCACTAACATATGAGTATAAACCTGGAGTTGGTTCTAGTAAGTAACCACCAGCATATGAGTCTTTTTTTCTTATTGTTTTTAGACTACGTTCTTTTAGAGTGTTAGATTTAGTTCTTATTTGGCATTTACCTGTTCTATCATCTATATAAGTAATTGTGCCCTCAATAGTTGGAGTACCTCGCTGGTGTTGTATTTCATCACCTATATTAAGTTCTTTAATAGACTTGTTAGTAGTAGTAGGTTTATTAGGTGACACTATACCTTTACGTTTAAGATAAGTTAATATAGCACCCTCATTTAATACAGTATTGTAATAAATTGACTCATAAGGTACATGACATAAATGGCATATCAGGACAGTTAATTTAATAAATTGTAACTTATTTTCTAACGCCTCAATAATCTCAACATCACGTAAGTTATACTCAATAAACTTATCTGGGTCATCTCTAAATAATTTGTCTAATGAGCCGTTATATTCAATTTTACCTAACTTGGCGTATTTTGTACCTATATCTCCTAGCTTATAAGACGATTCTTCTTTCATGATATATTTCTTAACTAACATCATGTAGTCTAAGCTATTAACACCCCCTAAAGTAATAGGTGATTGTGGTGTGTATGGACTATCATTTATTTTTTTAATCGGAGACAAATATAAAACAATATCTTCACCTAATACTTTTTTAATTCGGAAATATAGGTATGGTATATCAAAGAAATCACTATTATATCCTACAACAATTGTTGGATCTAATCCAATCCATAAATCCAAAAACTTACTGAGTAGTTCTTGTTCTGTGGAGCATGGTATTATTTCTTTATTGTCTTTGTTTACATATTCTATAGCTTGTTTATCGTCTAATATCAGACAGTATTTCTTGCTTGCATTAACATCAATTAAAGCTATAGAAGTGATCTTAGCATTAGCATCCCTAATAGATTGAGCGGTAAGGGTACCTAAGATCTCAATCTCAATATCAAGATAAATTGTATTATGTGATATAGGAGCTGAGTCGTCTTGGTGGTATAAGTCCCTCAGTACTGCTAATTCTTTCTGGATGTCTTTTTCTAATACGGTTGGGTCATGCCAATCAAACTTACCTCTGATAGGTGAACAACTATCACCAAACAACGTTTGATATTCACCGTCCTGGTCTAATTTGTAAACAGTAGGATAGTATTTAAAGGATGACCATCCTTTGACGTCATCCCTTAAATAACATGTACCTTTATCCTCACCACTATAAGAATAGTAAATGCTTTGAAACATAATCTTTATTATTTTTATTTCCCTGATGATCCAAACCCACCATCTCCACGTGTTTGGCTTAATTTTAATTCCTTAAATTCCTCATCATTTAATTCAATGATTTCATATTTAGGTTTTTTAATAACTGCTATCTGAGCATAACGTTCACCTTCTTCAATCGTAATGTCCATTTTACCTACATTATAAATTTTAATACCTAAATCACCTGTATATCCAGCATCTACTGTACCATAATGTGGAATTAAATTATATTTAAATCCTTTACTAGAACGCAATTGGATCTGCATCCAGTAGCGTTGATGATCTGGTATAGTTAGGTTTAGACCGTTTGGTACCACTGCTGAACCTCCTGCTGGTATTATGGTTGTTTTAGTGCATGTAATATCAAAGCATGCTGATGTTGAATTATACTCAACTGTTGGAATGACCGCTTTGGGGTCCGTTTTGTGTGCGTAAATTGTAACCATATATTTTATTTTTAAAATTCTTCTAATATTCCTAATATTTCTGCTACTATAAATAAAGATCCAGCCAATATATAATACTCATTCATAAGTACAACTCCTGCTCCTATTCGAATAATAGACTTAACTAAACTAGTGTAGAAATGATGTTTTGTTTTACTTTCTTTTTCTTGCATATTATTCCAGTTTATTATTTTTTTTAGGGGAAAATTCTTCCCAATGTTCATAAATTCTATTTTCACATTCTTTTTTAATAGCTTCTAATAAAGCAATACACCAATGATCTTCCATTGAATCAATTAATAATTTAGCTGATTCTTCATAATATAAAGGTAATACAGAAGTGTCATCTGCTTGGCTAAATGCTTCTTCTAAAGAAAAATTTACTTCATGTAAATAAACATGCATGTAGGTTTGATTGGATATTTTAATGCTTTTCATATTATTTCATTTTAGTACCATTCATGTGAATAGCAGACATTAATTCTTCTCTAACTAAGTTACCAGGCTCCAAAAATACTCCACTGAATACATTTGTAGTCATTGTTGATGGATGTTTAATTCCTCTTGAACTGCAGCAAGTGTGTTTACATGCAATACTTACAGCCACTGATTTGCATTTCATTTTACCAGCTATATAATCATGAATTTGTTGAGTAAGTGACTCTTGCATTTGCGGACGACGAGCGAACCACTCTACAATACGATTAAGTTTACTTAAACCAATTACATTTTCACCTGGAATATATGCTACAGTAGCATATCCAGTAAATGCTAGATTATGGTGAGCACACATACTAGTGACAGGAATGCCTGATTGGATAACTAATCCTTCATATCCTTCATCATTAGGGAATACTGTGATGTTAGGTTCGTTTGCAATTGAACCTATAATTAGATCTTTTAGCCAACTTTTTGCGACACGACGAGGTGTATCAATTGTTTGTTTATCAGCCTCATAGTCAAATCCAACTGATTGTAAAAACTTACCGTAGAAGTAAGCAGCATTATCAATCATCTCATTTACTTCTTGTTCTGTACGGGGTAAATTTCCGTTTGATTTTTTTAATAATTCCATATTTTTATAACTTATATTTTTATAATATAACATCTTTTATTTACATAGACAAACTTTATTGTAATAACTTTTTTATTTGTCTAGTGCCTGAATATTCTTTATATCCGGTTTCTGAAATAATTATTATTGATGGGAGATAATCCACATCAAATAATTCTTCTAATTCTTCTACATCTTGTTCTCCTGATTTTAAACTATAAAACTTATAGTCAGGTTTAGAACGTTTGATTTGCTCTACAGCAGGAGATATCTCGATACAGGCTGCACACCAGGGTGCGTTGAAAAATAATATAGATTTTTCTCTACGCTTGAGGACCTCTTTAAGTAATTGTTTATTCATATTAATAAATATGTCTAAACTTTTTTAACTTCATATTCTTTTCCAGTAATGGAATTTTGAGATAAGATATTAGCAACATGTTCTGCCTCTTCCTTATCTTTAAACTCCCACACCTCATCATTAGTATCTAACATAATGACTGGGATTTTATTTGTTTCTGTTTTGATATATTTTAATATAATGTAAGGCATATTCTAGAAAATAGTTGAGGTGATTTGTTTAATTACTAATTCAGATGAATCATATTTAGTTAAGTCTTTATCACGACCTGCTTCAAATTCTACTGATGTTCCTGCTTTAGTTTGAATCCACATTTCTTTAATGAATTCAGTATTAGTGATTTCGTTTTCTTCATTACGTGTCACTTTAAATACAGCGACTTTGGTTTGTTGAATTTTGTTCATATTTATTGGATTTGTTGTTGATGCTGTAAAAAAATCAAGGCCGGAGTGTGTG